AATGGCTGTGAGCGACTGGTTGTGCTCAATGCAACGGCGCGAGCCGTAGTAAACCGCCAGCGAGACATTCACGAAGATCGGGTGTTTACGTTTGCGGGTAAGCCGGTGGCGTCGATTTACAACAACGCATGGCGCAAGGGCAGGGCAAAGGCAGGGCTGGATCACGTTCGCGGGCACGACCTGCGTCACACGTTCGGGCGCCGGCTAAGAGCAGCGGGTGTAAACGAGGAGGCCAGGGCGGAACTGCTGGGCCACAAGCGGGGATCAATCACAACGCACTATTCATCGGCAGAAGTGTCGGAGCTGGTCAGGGCAGTGGAATTGATCGCAGAAAAACGGGGTGCGGATTCAGACGGGGTGGCAGTGGTCAAATTTCGACACTCCCGCAAAACTCCCACCGCAAAAAATAAGGGCCTACAACAAACGCTGTAAGCCCTTATAAAATCTGGTAGCAAGGAGTGGAATCGAACCACCGACCCCAGCATTATGAGTGCTAACAGCAAGGCTAAGTAACTGATTTATATAACTCTGGATTGTACGCTCTCGCCCCACAATGTCTATAAGTGCGTAACGATGTTTATGGAAGCCCCGCAAAACTCCCACACGCTTAAAATTTGATTTTGGCATGTTCATAGTTAACGAACTAATATTGGCGGTTGATTGGCAGTAATTTCACTGGCAAAACCGTCATCCATAAAAGGACATTAAAATGACTGAAGCACAGCTAATCGCCAAACGCGCAGATCACAAAACGTCGCACATCCTGCACCTTTTCCTGTCAGTCATTACCGCAGGCTTCTGGATTCCGGTGTGGATAATCGTCACGGTTAGCCACTCACTGGAGCGAAAGAAGATTGACAAGAAGTTGGGGCAGATCGGCAAGGAGTAAAGCCTACAGTTTCCATAGATGCTTATTGCCGGCCCGGTAACGCTCTATGACTTCCGAGATCGCGCCCTTTCCTTCATCGTGTTGAATGGAATTTACGCAGTGGTCGGATTCGTTAAACAGCGCTTTGAACACGGCATCAATCGCCCTGCATAAAGCCGTATGGACCGGCTTGCGCTTCAGCATCCCCTTACCCATTCGTGAGCTGATGGTTTCGCCAGGGTCGCCGCCGATGACGGTATTCAGAAACGTATCACCGGCCACCAGCAGGTTAAACACGTAAGCGCGAAGCAATAGCCATACCAACTTCAACCGGCGATAAATCCGGACATAAAAAAAGCGCCAGGCGGCGCTCCGGGTGATCGGGTTGCTCATGGCTCATGCCTCGATTGTGATGGCCAAACGGAACAGGTCGTCAACTTCCGATTCAGTCAGCGACAAAACCCCGGCAATAGCGGCCACTGTAGGGCTTGCGCGCCTGAACTCTTGAGCATCGGCCCAGACTAACTTGGTGATTGCGTCACCATTCTGAATAGCTGCCTCGGCAGTCTCAAGAAGATCAGATTGGAGCAACGCGGCACGCGCCTGGAATCGGCTGACAGACTCAGGAACGGGTACGGGCTGCGGATCAGGCTCAACGTATGGCGCTGCTGTGGCTTGAGCGTCGGCAAAGAGTAGCCGGCCATGCTCTTCAGGGTCGTCAGGGGAGGCGGTGAAGGGTATCCATCCGTAGACGGGGTGGTTTAGTTCCATGTCTATGGAGCCGTTGGAGTTTAAGCTTGGGTTTTTGTAAGTTGGGGTCATTACGAGATCCTTAGCCATAAAGTTGTGCTTAAAGTTCCAAGACCCATGCACCGCCAAGTTCCAGGTGCCGAGCTTCCGGTGTCGCCATTTATATTTGAATAAAGTAAATTCCCTCCAGATCGGGTGCTTCCCGGCCCATAAGTTCCAGCAATAGTAATCATTAAAAACGCATAAGACCCGACAGCACCAACTGATAAACCTGAGTTACGCGCTAAAACCCAATCACGCTCAGGCGTTCCGGTCTGAAAATCTTCCGCCCCCCACGGGTAATCAGTCAGAGCAGCACTCGCTACACCGGGAGCCCCCGCCTCCCCCGCTGCTACTGCAATCGGATTATCCCGTAGCGCAATAAGATCCGCAGATCGTACCGGCTTGCCGGGTTCAAGAAACGAATCATCTATATTTGTCCAAGCCATAATTCACCTATTGGGTAAGGTATCCTGGGTCGCCGTTTGGCATTTTGCCCTCGATGTCAGATAAGAAGCCGCCAATCTCGCGCTCCGCTTCGGTTGCAGCAGAGTAATCGGGGGCATCGTTTGGCATAATGAACGCGAAGCGGTCGCCTTTTCTGAACTCGAAAAATTGCGCTCGATACTCCACGACTTCGCCGGGTATGATTTCTTCTGCACTGATGATTTGCCAGCGCTGAGCCCTCGGCCCGCCCGTATCGTCAACAATCTGATCCACGGTGGCGTCGATAATGTCCGAGGTCCACAGCGCCCGGTCTTTTGCGTCCAGCCGAAAGCCAAAGTATTCAGGCGTGTCGCGGAACCGGGTTAGCAGTCGCGTGTTTGTCTGGATAGCCACGGCGTCTGTCTGAATCCAGCGGGAATAAATTTTCTTTATGCGCTGCTCGCCGTATTGCAGGTCCGATTCTGCATCGGCATCCACCCTGATCCTGATGCGCCGGTAGTTCTTTTCCTCGTCCAGCTTCTGCGTGGGGTCGCGCTGCTGGAAGAACACCCAAACCTGAGACATGCGCTCTTTCGGGTTTTGCTTTAACTCGATGGTATTTTTCAGGATGTGGCTTGTGTCGTTGATTTCGGTTACTTGGTCGCCTGAGGCAGCCCGTAGCGCCCTGAGTTTTACCTCCTGGTCTCGCTCATCCCACCAGATATAAAAGAGCGCTTGCTCTGTAATTTCGCCCAGCAAATCGGTCACGCCCGTCGGCTCGGTAATGAGTGCGGTCAACCGAAACTGCTCCAGCCACACGCTTGCCTCTGCGTCCCAATCCAGTGTTGGTATAAAGATTGCCGGCACGGCGCCGTAATTCGTCAACAGGTCGGCGGCTATGTCATCTGCGCGGCTCTCGGTGTATCTCAAGCAGCGCTGAACCCGGTCGCCTGCGCTGTGTGATCCCGCGCTGGTTCCGTCTGTTGATCTGGCTATTCCTGTCAGCTGAACTTCCGACTCACTGATGGTCGTGATGCCGGTATGTGTAAAGACTTCTTCATTGATACGAACAGTGCCTGGCGCCGGGTAATCGGTAGCGGCTGCGCGGGTCACCCGGAGCTGCGTAATTGCAGCGCCTTCGGTATAGTCCACGATTAGTTCGCCGGGGGATGCTGCCGGTGCTTGCGCCTTGTCGTTATCTGCCAACTTGAGAACGTCTTTAGCTTCAACGGTAACTTGGCCGCTTGAGTTGGGGCCATTGATACGGTCGATGAAGTAGGTGCGGCTGCGCATATCTTCAAGCGCCTGGCCAACGTACCCATCACGAACGCGGATCACGTACTGATTGTAATACGGGTTGCGAGCTATCCATTTATTCCAGAACGTGCCGCGATTAACGGGGAGATAACCACGATCAAGCCTGTACTTGTCCACCAGCAAATCGGAATATGGATGGTCCTGAAAAGTCACAGTGAGCTTTGCCCGAACGCCAAGCGGCCCCTTACTGCTGGAGCTGCCAACCACGTTTATCTCAGTGGGCGATGTGCTGGCTGATACTACCGACGGGATCAGGTAAATGTCATCAGGCAACCCCTGCTGCGGCTTTGCAAAGCGCAATGTAAGCGTATCAGGAGTGTAATTATCCAAGTCCTGGCAGGTTCGGGAAGTATTGAAGCACTTCCGGTCGCCAGTTTCTCCAAGCACGGCAGCGCAAGCGCCCTGCCCGTATTGCAGGCTGCACAATGGCTGCTCAATCTCGATAATTTGCAGCGGCTCACGGCCTACGGTTAGCTCATTCATGGGCGTAAGCACTCACATTGATGGATACACTCATAAAGTCACGCGGCCCGCTATTGCTCGGCGCGATGTCGTCACCCGTCCAGCCAAAGACTGTCTCAGATGGGAAATCTCGCGGATTCCATGCGATGAAAAACGGCTTAGACCTGGCAAACCTTACGAACGGGTCAAAGCTCTCTCGATACCAGTCAGATTTCAAGCGAGGCCAGCTGTAACCGGTGGATATTCCGCTGCGAACGATAGACCGGCCAAGCCATTGCCCTTTCTCGGATTCGGTGGGCCTGACGGTGGTGGTTCTTGAGAGGGTGATGGGCGTGTGGCCTGAGTAGATCGGGTATTGCATAGCCAGTACAGTGCCGGCATAAACCACGCCAAGAGTTGGAATAATGCCGGCGCTCACGGTAAGCCGCACATACCTAGCCGATACTTCATTAAACATCAGCATGATTGCCGAATTTTCGGCAGGGCTGCTTGTTGCGATTGTCGTCCAGTCGGTGCCGTTTTCGCTGCGCTCGAAAAGCAGGCTATTACCAGACGTGCCGAACGTGTGGGCGCCAAACCCAAGGTATGACAGCGGATTGCTCGCGCCAAGGTCAATCGTTAAGGTTGCCGGCAAGCTGGTCGGGCGCCATTTCTCCCAAGTTGTCTCGCGCTTTATGGCGTCAGCTGGAAAGGTTGAGTCTGACGACGTGGCCGTAACCGTGGATGCAGGGACAAGGTTCTTGTAACCGATGCAGGCGTGGTTGAGCTTTGCGCCTAACTGGCTTTCTGAGAAATCCGCGCTCAATATAACCGCCATTACGCAACCCTCATTCGCATACCGTCATCGGATAGCTCGTTCATTTGGTCCATTAAGCCCATCACCGTTGACCGGCTGAACACATCACCCACCAAGGTTACATTAGCCACGGTCTGCGGCTTTTGTTGGCTTTGAACTGGCTGCGAGTTTGCGTTAATGGCGCCGGTATTGGACGCGCCAGAGCTACCACCAGAAGCTGAGCCTGCGCCACCGCTGAATGATGTAGATTTGATGGCGCTGATTTGTGCAAAAGTTGCCGCGCCTGCTGCTGCACCGTATGCAGCGCCAAGAGGCGGTCCACCGATTGACGCGCCCACTTTGTAAGCGCCAACAATCGCGGCGTACCCGTCAACCAGCGCTCCGGCCAGTGCTGCCGCTTTGCCCACTTGGAACATCTTTTTTGATTCTGTGTTCATTAGAGTGGACATATTGCCCAGCGCCGAACTCATGGCCTGCTGTTTTGCTTTGGCTTCAGTTTCTGCCAGCTGAGTACGGGCATCAGACGCCTCTTTCTCAATGGCGGTAAGGTCTGCTTCCTGTCGCTCTTTGGAGCCTCTAGCAAGTGCCGCCCACTCTTCTCGGGTTATCAGCTGCTGCTCAAGCGCCATCGCCAGGTCTTCATTTTCAAGCGCGTACTTCTCCAGCGTTAATTCGCGCTCGGTCAGATTTGCTTCACGGATAACTTCAAGCTTGCGGGCCAACTCTTCGCGCTTGCGCTCGGCTTCGTCGCCTTCTTTGCCATCTGATAAATCGCGGCCACCAACACCGCCCCCGTTAAGGTCGGGTCGTAGCATATCGCCAATGCCAGCCATTTCTTCAGCAGCAGACACGGCATTTGCGCGGGACTCGGCAATGAACTGTTCGAACTTCATGCCTGGGAGTGGTGCCAGCAGGGTGTCACGAATATCCTGCATCCCGATTTCTTGCGCCAGGCGAACAGTTTTCAGTTCGCTCTCAATGCTTGCGCCGAAACCTGACAGGCTTACGGCGTCAATATCAATGCCCGGTATATTATTCATGGCATTAATAAGTTCGTTAATCGCCCGAACCGGTTTGTTAACGATGGCGTCAGCGGCTGTGAGCATCACGTCAACGAGGCCCAAGCCGAACAAGGCAACGCCTTTGCCTGCAACTTCAAACGTGCGTTTAATGCCCTCCACGGCATTCATCATAAACGCGGCAGCTTTAATGCCCATGTTAAAGCCATCACCAATGGCTTCGCCCATGTCTACGCCATCAGTTCCGGCTTCAACCATCATCCGACTTACGGCGTCCAGTATCGGCGCGAACTCAACAGCCATGCGCTGGGAGATGCCCTCAACCACCAGGCCAATGCGAGCAAAGGAGTCGTTTGCAGCCTCAACCTGTGCCGCATCCACTGCGCTCAGTGAAAGCCCGAGTGCGTCCACTTCTTTGCGGCCGGCGCGTATGGCATCGCCGCCTTGCAGCATTAAGTTGACCATTTCGCCGTTGCGTATGCCCATCTGGCGTAATTCGTCGCCAGCCTCCTGGGTAGACAGCCCCATCTCTTTCATGCGATCGGCAATAGTGGCCAGTCGCTGATCTACGTCCATGCCTGACAGACTCTCGACAGACAAGCCAAGGCGTTCGAATGACTCAAACGCCGATCCACTGCCGCGCTGAGCTTCACCTAGTCGTGAGTTGAGCTTTTCCATCGCCTTGCCTAGCACTTCCGTACCGACACCGGCATCAGAGCCTGCAATCTGCAAGCCGCGCAGGCCGTCAATGGTGCCGCCAAGCTGCCTTGCAAGTTTTGCTTGCGAGTCCACGGCCTCAAGGCCGCGCCGAGTTAGCTCAATACCGATAGCGGCGCCAGCGGCCGCAACCGCAACGCCCATGGTCGCTACTTTCTTGCCAACCGCGGACGCCTCGTTACCAAACTTCTTCGCGGTGCCGCCAGCGGTGGCCATGCCCTGGTTAAATTTGGTGGTGTCGCTGGATACGCGCACGGCCAAGCTGCCAATAGCCATCCTGGTTGCCTCTAGTCTGGTGGGAATCCGGCCTTGACGCGGGCGCGGCGCAGTTCGTCTTTCATTTCCAGGGCTTCATCTTCGGTGATGCCGCCAGCCTGCCTTTTCTGATGCTTAATTTGTTCGGCCTTGGCGTCTGCAAACCAATAAAACTCGGTAGGGTGCATCGACCAGAACTCACGCGGGGACAAGCCCCAGCCGATGACAGCGGCCTGGTAAGCCGATTTTACGACCTGCCCGCGCTCGTCTTTTTTGACTTGGGCGCATCCTCGCCTTTTTCGGGTTCGGGCGCAGGGTCTGAGCGTACCGATTGTGGCAGCATCAGCTCCAGCAGGCTTGCCACGGCTTCGGAGATTGCGGCGAGGGTTTGGCCGTCTGCCCACATGCCTTTGTACACTTCCGCCGCGCTCACCCGGCAGCCCGCATAGCGCAGAACAACCGAGTAGGCCGCTGACAGTTTGGCTAATGGGATTTTGCCAGAAGACCGGCCCCGCTCAAGCTCCATAAAGGTTAGGTGGTCTTCCACTGCGGCGAGCACGCGCATTATGTGGTCATCGCCCCGTATCGTGTAGGGTACGCCCTCCCACGACAGTTCAATGTCATCAAAGATTGCCATAGTTGGGCCTTATGGTGCGGTGTAAGTGACTTCGCCGGATGCGCGCATCTCGAAAGAGTAGGTGCTGACATCGTTGTAGGTGTCCTCCAACGCGAAGGATGAAAGCCCAAAGCTCCCAGAGACAATTCCACCATCAGGGTAGGTCAGGGTATATGTTTCATTGCCGGTGGCCACGTTCAGCGCTTCGCCTAAAATGGAATGATCTGCAATGACGCCCTCCACCGAGATTGAAACGTCGATCTGGCCAGGCTCGTCAAGATGGGTAGCCCAGGCGCCCGAGTCGTCATCGGATGAATCGACCAACTCACGGTTAATGCTCAACGACTTGGTGCGCACGTTGGCAATGGGGGTGGTGCCTTTTTTAAGAATGACCTTGCGGCCGAGATACTTAGCCATGATTTATGCCTCGTCGTTTAAATTGATAACCATGCCACCAGGAATATCCATGCGGGCACGTATCGGTTCCAGAGTTATGCCGCCGTCACGACTGCACACCAGTTCATTGCCTTCGGGGGTTACTGCAAGCGCTATCACCTCCACGCCGTCCTCGGTTAAACGGAATGCTTCAACCGAATCAATGACCACGCCCATTGCGTCCATGACAACAAGGCCGTGGCCGTCCTGCTCCATATCAATCCATTCAGACCCCATAGCCAATCTCGTCAATTAGAACGCGGAAAGACGACACGCCATGATAAGTGTGGCCGTCAGGGTCAATCGTTACCGGTTGCTCCTGGTCAAAGTCGCAGCCGATAAATTCATGGTCAGGGACTGTCAGTGTGGCCCTGTGCAGCGCTTGATAGATTGCGGCCTGTATGCGCTTGGTTTCGCGCTTGCCGTCGTACCGGCTCCACACGTCAATGGTCACGCTAATATCACCACCGGATGATGTGTCAGTGGACATATCGAGGACGGAATCACCGCCGATGACGATGTAAGGGAATGCAGAATCGTTACCGGAGTCGCCGGCCTGCGTCACGTCGTCGTAAATGGCCGGCATTCCTGCGGCATTGATGCGACTCGCAAGCAGCGCCACAAGATCATTGCTGCCAGACAGCGCGGAATAAATAGCAATTTGAACGGCGTTCGCCATACCTTCAGCCATTGCGCTTTGCTCCTTGCTTTTTAGCCTCTCGCGCCAGAGCCTTTTCCAGCTTTTTGCCAAACTCGCGGGCGAAGATTGCCGGTAGCTGCGGCTCTACTGATGCAACGGTGGGCTGGATGAATGGCTGCGCTGAGTTCTTTTGGGTGCCGAACTCGATCATGTGCCAATAAAAGGCATCATTTTTCGAGCCCTTGCCGTGCTCAATGCGCACGTCTGATATCGCCACATCGCCCTGCATTTTCCGGCGCTTGGCCTTGATAGCCTTTCGCAGAGTGCCGTCGTCTTTCGGTGCTTTCTTGCGCATCTGTTTTGCAACTTCGGTGGCCACGCCCTGTACCGTTGCGCGGGCAAGGTTGCGGGCCTGCTTCGGCGCGAGATCCTTTGTCATCTTGCGGAACTCTTCAATACCGGTGATCTCAAGTTGACGGTCACGTTGAGCCATCAGGTAGCCACTCCCCGGCTGCACTCAAGGGGCAGGTAGGCAGATCGCTTGCCACCGTCTTGAGCGAATGTGATATTCATGACGCGATTCATCCCCAACCAGTTAACGCGCCAGGTTTCGTTCACGTCGCTGCGGTAGCGTATGACAACCAGATAACCGCCTTCAGCCTGGGTGCGGTCGCCGTTCTGGCGCTCGGTGCCGCGCAGTGGGCGAACGTGCGCCCATACTTCGGTTTGGGTTTCCCAGACTTTGGTGAAGCCGCCCTGGTTGTCAGGGGTGCGGATCTCTTTTTGCAGCTCAATACGTTGATCTAGTTCGCCGGGTCGGAATTTCATTTAACCCAGCCTTTTCGATTAATCGAAACAAGCGATTGAACCGCCATCGGAAGCTGACTTACGGAAGTCCCGACAATGGCTATTCCGCGGTTCTCAAACCAATGGACTACAAGCATTCGAATTGCGCGATTGATCGACATAGGGATGTCGCTGTCGCTGTCTCCAAAGCCCGCTTTGTAAGTAATCGTGATGGCGTCAAGCTGATCGGTTAGGGCCGGCCATGCCTTGCCCGTTTTGGGCATAAGATAGGCCCAATCTTCCTCTCCGTAAAAATTAAAATCCGAGACAGTCGCAGTCTGCTCATTACCTGAGCCGTCAAAATAGGTTATAGAGTCAATGGATTGCGCCGGGGTTATGGGTAGCTCTATGCGCCCGAGCCTGTCGGCGCAAGTAACAGAAAGTTTCCATGTCTGGGTAATGAACGCCTTTCCAATGACGCCACTCGGCGCCTCCATAAAGTCAGTGGCAGCCATGATGAGTGATTCAATTAGCGCGTCTTCAATGTCCCGATCTTCGCGCAGGTCTGCTTTCGCTTGTGCCAGAGTCACCGGCAATACCGCAGGCTTCACTGTGCGTCGCAATATCTGATCGCGGTGGTCGAGGCTCATTGTTTATTCCTTTACAGCTTTTTGAGTGCTGGTTTTTTTGATGGCCGTTTCCTTTGTGGCGACTGATACCGCTTGAGATGCGGCAATCATTCGGCGGCCTTCATCCTCGCCAACTTCTATAATTTCGCCTGCACTGTGGGCCGTTCTGGCGCCAGCTCGGCTTACCGTTAGCTGAACTTTCATAGCAGAAACCTCAAATGAGCAGGCGCCCCGTAGGGCGCCTTTTGTGACTTTCCGCCAGATTAGCTGGCAGCGTGTATCAAGTGCTTGACGGCTCCGGTATTAATCAACTCGGAGTCAAAGCGCTTGAAACCAATCATGCCCACCTGGAACCTCTCGGCGTAACGCTCGCGCAGGGTCATCACTTCAAAGCCGCGAACTTTGCGAACCAAGAATTTTGACATATCACCGAAGATGATCGGCTTGGAGCTGGCCTCAGAATCTGCCATTGCCTGGTTGACGCTGTACGGCTTACCCTGGAAGGTGTCGGGCTCGCCAGAGCGAACGTCGCCCATCTGCCACAAGTAGTTGCCATCGCCGTCCTTCAGCTTCCGAATAGCGGCCAGTGTGGTGTCGTTGAACATCCAGCGACAGCGCGGGGACTGGCGGTAGGCGGGATCAACAGAGTGAAAGAAATCAACCAGTTCATCAGCCGTAAAGGTTGTGGCTCCGGCAGTTGTGATCCCTACGCTGGACGCAGGGACGATGCCGTGCGGCTGGCCTGATCCTGTGCCAGTGGTGAGGATCTGGTTTGCAGTGCGTCCAAGGCGCTCACCGAATAGCTCTGTCATCAGCGCCTCAATGTTAAACGCAGAATCCTGAAGCAGCTCCAGCGGCACCTTTACCATGCCGGTGTCGTAGATGAATGCGTTGAACATCTTCTCACCGAACACCACGTCATCGGTGCCGTCGTCATCAACCTCAGCGTTCTCGGCCTTGAGGCGTCCACGGCTAGCCGTGTCGTCAACAGTCGGATAAGGCAGTGGGTTGCCGGTAGCGGTGTTCAGCTCCTGCACAATACCGCCATCCCACATTGGCCCCCACAATGCCAGTGCCTTGTCGATGGTGCCGGCAAAGCCTTCAGGGACGGTGTAGCCGCCAGCGGAATCGGTGCCGGTTGATTGTGCGCGGGCCTCCTGTGGCAAGTTAGCGCGGCCTGACATGAGAACGGTGCGCTCTTCACTGTCCAGGCTTGCAGCGCCAAAGCGCAGTTGCTTACTGAAAACTTCCTTGTACTCGGGGGTTTTCTCGTGGTCTTCAGCGGCTGCTCGCTGCTCCTTGTGGTCAGGCGCAGGGCGGCGGGAGTCGCCAGCACTGGCGCGACTCTCGGCAGATGCCAGTTTTTCTTCGCGCTCTGCTTGCCCGCCGATTTTGTCGTGGTCGGCCATAATGGCATCGAAGCGAGCTTCAATTTCTTTCGCTTCCGCTTCGGTGGTCTTGTCGGTGATCTTGTCAAACTCAGCGCGGGCGTCCGTGGCCAGTTTAGCCATGCGTTCCCGCAGTTCGATTAGCTTAGACATATTAATTTCCTGTCGTCTTATTGCCTTGCCCA